CGAGCGCGGATGTTGCATCGCAAGAAATCACTGCTATCGCTCTTAAGAAAAACGGTATGTTTTATGTGTGGGGATATTTCGATTATGTTCCCTCGCGCACTGACGTCTACTATTATCAATGCAATAACGAAAAGGAACTGCTGACTAAGTTCCTGAGCGAGTGGTGTAACGGATATCCAGACATTGTAACTGGCTGGAACGTCACGTTCTTCGATATCCCGTATCTTGTACGTCGCATGAGCTATATTATTGGCGAAAGCGAAGCAAAGCGTTTTTCTCCATGGCGTATCATCAAAGAACGTCGCGTGCGCACGAAGTTCAAGGAAGAAAACGTCTACAACATTGGTGGTGTCGCTACGCTCGACTATCTTGAGATGTATCAGAAGTTCACTTACACTCAGCAAGAATCGTACAAGCTAGATCATATTGGTTTTGTCGAGCTTGGCGAACGTAAGTTAGATTATAGTGAATACGAAACTCTACACGAGTTTTATCTCAAGGATTTCCAGCGATTCATCGACTATAACATTCGAGACGTTGAGCTTGTTGAAAAGCTTGATGACAAAATGAAGCTGATCGACATGGCCCTCGCGCTCGCGTACGATGCGAAGGTGACACTGCTCGATGTTTTTACCCAAGTCCGCATGTGGGACGTTATCATTCACAATCATTTGTATAAGCAAAAGATTGCAGTTCCGCTTGATGGAGGTGGAGCTAAGGATGAAGCATATGTAGGAGCTTTCGTCAAGGAACCTAAGCCTGGTGGATATAACTGGATTATGTCTTTCGACTTGAACTCTCTGTATCCGCATCTTATCATGCAGTACAACATCTCTCCTGAAACGATTGTTCGTAATGCGCAGGGTCGCGCAGTAAAATCAAGTGTTACTGTTGATGAACTGCTTGTTGGATTTCTTCCAGAAGTGCCTGAGGGATATGGGCTTGCTGCGAACGGTTGCTTCTTCAAGAAAGATAAGCAAGGATTTTTGCCTGAAATTATGGAGCGTATGTATAATGACCGCGTAGTGTACAAAGAAAAGATGATTGCTGCCCAAAAAGAATACGAAGCTACTAAGTCTAAGCAAGCTGTAAAAGATATCTCACGATATAAGAATATGCAGCTCGCTAAGAAAGTTCAGCTGAACTCAGCTTACGGCGCTATCGGTAATCCTCATTTTCGTTTCTTTGACATTGAACAAGCAACTGCTATTACTCTCGGTGGTCAGCTTTCAATCCGTTGGGCTGAAAACGAGATGAATAAGTATCTCAATAAGCTATTGAAAACTAAGGATTATGACTATGTTATTGCGTCTGATACCGACTCGCTTTATATCAGCTTTGCTGGGCTTGTACATTCGGTCTTTGGAGAAAGGATTAAATCTGAAGGTTTATCTCCAGTCCTCAAAGGAAAGATCGTTGACTTTTTGGATAAAGTGGCTGCAGAGAAAATTGAACCTGTTATTGACAGAATCTATCAGGATCTTGCTGACCTTATGTCTGCGTTTCAGCAGAAAATGAACATGAAACGTGAGGTTATCGCTGATCGTGGTATCTGGACTGCGAAGAAGCGATATATCCTCAATGTTCATGATTCTGAAGGTGTTCGCTATGCGAAACCCAAACTAAAGATCATGGGCATCGAAGCCGTCAAGTCTTCGACTCCTGCTGTGTGTCGTCAGGCTATTATTGATGCTCTCAACATCATCATGACACAACCAGAAGAAGAGCTGCATAAGTTCATCGCAGATTTTAAATCGAAGTTCTATAAGTTATCGTTCGAGGAAGTTGCGTTTCCTCGTTCTGTTCAGGATCTAACTAAATACGCAAAAGAAACAAAGAGCATTCCCATTCATGTTCGTGGTGCTCTTTCGTATAATAACAAGATCAAGCAGCTCAAGCTTCAGAAGAAGTATGAACTTATCAAGGACGGCGATAAGATCAAGTTTTCGTATCTCAAGATGCCTAATCCGTTGCGTGATAATGTTATCAGCTCTTTTTCAAACATACCAAAAGAGTTTAATCTCGACGACTATATTGATTACGATATGCAGTTTGAGAAAACGTTCATGGCACCTATTAAGACAATTCTTGAAGCTATTGAATGGCACGTTGAAAAGCAAAGTACTCTTGAGGATTTCTTTTCATGATTGATACTTTACTTATGGAGACGCTTGACAATGAGTCTAACGACAAAGAAGTTGGTATTCTGTTATCTGGCGGTGTGGATAGTGTTTCTGTTGCTTTTGCAGCTCACCGATTGGGTAAGAGAATCACTGGTTACACTTTTCACCTGAAAGATCAGCCTTCATATGATTCGATGAAAGCTTCGTCAATCTGTAATGATATGGGATGGAACTGTAAGGTAATTGAAGTTCCTACAGATTATGAAATGTTCGAAGAATCGTTTATAGATTTGGCTGAATACTATGGATGCAAAAAGAAAACTCACTTCGAGTGTTGCTATCCTTTTCTTTTTGTCTATCCACAGATTGAACAGAATGAAGTGCTAAGTGGTTGGGCTGCTGATGGTTACTACGGAGTTTCCAAAAGAGCGCATTTACATTTTAAAACACCAAAGAGTAAGTTTGATGAGTTCAGAAACGATTACTTTAAAGACCATGGTCGCGCCGGATATAATTGGCATAACAATATTGCAGTAGAATATGAAAAGAGTTTCATCACACCATACCTAAATAAAGAAGTATCTGACTATTTCTACTCTATGGATTGGTATGAACTGAATCAACCATTTCAAAAGCATCATGTAGTCGAAGCGTTTCCTGAGTTCAAGCAAGTAGGCGGAGTTAAGAAACACATTAACCTTCAGCTGGGTTCTGGTATAGACAAGCTGTTTGAACAGCATCTGCTTACGAGCACCAAGTTAAATTTCAACAAAAGAATACGAGTTATGGATATATGTCGTGATTGGTCTGAAAGATCAATGACAACTCTAGAGGATTTTTTCTGATGGCGATTAAAGTACCACAAGAATATGCTGACTACGATTTTGGATTCACTGGAGTCGATGAGCATGAAATCAAGCATGATGTTCTAAAAGAACTTAATAATACAACTCAAGCCCTTACTGCTAAAGAAGAAGAGTTGGCTCATAAGATTAAAGTTCTTGAAAGTATTATCGTACCTCTGCTGAACAATCTTATTAAGACGGCGGAAAAGGAATATATATATTGGCCCAATCGCACGGAAAAATGTCAAGAGATGCTAGATAAAGTTTTACGAACTACACGAGGTCTATGACATTTAGTTTCGACAGAGCACTTATTATGGCGACGGGGATAGCACTCTCCGTCGTTGCCGCATGGTATTCTGTAACAGGATTGACAGCTATTTTTGCTGGCGCATACTGGGCTGTTGTTATCCTTGGTGGGACGCTAGAGTTTGGTAAGATCGTACTCGCGTCATGGTTGTACAGGAACTGGAAATACATTCCGCTCCTGATGAAAACATATTTCACTACTGCGCTTCTAGTGTTGATGCTCATCACAAGTATGGGTATTTTTGGATTCCTATCAAAAGCTCATTTAGATCAGACTGCTTCTGGTGGTGACGTAGCAGCTAAGATAGAAAGAATAGATAATAGTATCACGCGCGAGCGCGCACGTATTGCGCGAGCAGAGCAACAATTAGGTCAGCTCGACAAAGCTATCGACGCTATCATCGACAAGAACAATCGCGCTCAGACAGCGATGCAGATACGCAATCAGCAGAAAACAGAACGCACCAGCATAGCGACTGAAGTCAAAGATGCTCAGGGTAATATCGAAAAGTTGCTAGACGAAAAAGCTCCATTACTAAAAGCGACTCGCACATTGCGAAATGAAGTTGGTCCTATTCGTTATGTCGCAGAACTGATATATGGCGCTGATAGCGAAAGGGATTTGGAGTCAGCGATTCGCGCAATGATCATGCTGCTCGTGCTAGTCGTAGATCCACTAGCTGTATTGCTTATCATGGCTGCAAGTAAAAATCTACGACTCGAAGTGGATAAGTTAGAAGCAGTAGAAACGAACGGTGATTTCTGGGAATCTGTTACTATTGAAAAGAAGTCTTGACAATCAATATCTACTATGATACTATAATGTTTGGAGGTGAATATGTCATTAAAAGATAAACTTATCAAAAACAGTACAATCGAGTTTACAGCTACACTCGACAACAGTAAAATTTTCACTAAGAAGGATATGATCCCAACTTCTGTGCCCATGATTAACGTAGCCCTTTCAGGTAGCGTTGATGGTGGTATCACCCCAGGTCTGACTATGCTTGCTGGTCCTTCGAAGCATTTCAAGACCGGCTTTGCTTTGCTGCTTGCTTCTGCTTATTTGAAGAAGTATGATGACGGTATCATCTTGTTCTATGATTCTGAGTTTGGTACGCCTCAATCGTACTTTAACACATTTGGTATCCCTTTCGACAAGGTAGTTCATACACCTATCATGGACGTCGAAGAACTCAAGTTTGATATCATGAAGCAACTTACTAATATCGAACGCAGTGATCATGTAATGATTATCATCGACTCGATTGGTAATCTTGCTTCAAAGAAAGAAGTAGAAGACGCCCTTAACGAAAAGTCCGTAGCAGATATGTCTCGTGCGAAACAGCTCAAGTCGTTGTTTCGTATGATTACACCATATCTTACACTGCGTGATATTCCTATGGCGGTCATCAATCACACATATAAAGAAATTGGTCTTTATCCCAAGGATATCGTCGGAGGTGGTACTGGTTCTTATTATGGTTCCGATAACATCTGGATCCTTGGGCGTCAACAGGAGAAAGATGCTGATGGCATTTCTGGTTACCATTTTGTCATCAATGTGGAAAAATCTCGTTACGTCAAGGAGAAATCGAAGATTCCGATTACCGTTTCGTTTGAGGGTGGTATCAATCGCTGGTCGGGCTTACTTGATGTTGCTCTTGACGGTGGTTATATTGTTAAACCTAAAAATGGTTGGTATGCTACCGTAGATAAAGAAACAGGCGAAGTTCGTCAACCTTCAATGAGAGCAGGGGATATCGTAGACAATAAAGAATTTTGGATGAAGATGTTCAAAGAAACAGATTTCGCAAAATACATCAAAGAAACCTATTCTATTGCACACGGAGCTATTCTTGATGAAACAGGAAACGATGATGACACTGAGTGAGTTTTGGAGTGACGATAAGTCTAAGACGGCTACAATCATATTAGATAACGGCACATACGGCGTAGAGTTCTATGAGAACAACGAGCTCGTAGAATATCGTACTTTCCCTAATAAGTCGTTACGATACGCAGAAGATGCTGCTGAAAATTTCACACTAGGTATCTTGAGGATCTAATAATGAAAATCATTGACGATCCAGTTGCTCCGCGCTATACTACTGTTGAAAGATTGGATATACCCAATTTCGTTTGTCTTCGTATCGACGACGGCGAGTTTGAAGGCGTCGTTTATCACTACGAAAATCTTAAGATATCGAGTGAAGAAGAAGATAGCGAAGTACCTTGGCTCAAATTCAATTATCACGTCGTCGAGTCTTTTTGGGCTGACGGTATGTTTGAGGGTACTTTGAAAGAACGATTCGAAGATACCGTTGCGTGTATTCTACAAGACATTTTGATTAAACAAGTAGGAAGGATTGGGAATGAAGATCGAACTGACGATTCTAAAGAATCTAGTTCACAATGAGGACTTCGCCCGTAAGACGCTACCATTTCTAAAAGAAGAGTATTTCGGTGATTCTAGTGAGCGTAATGTTTTCAAGCGTATCAATGACTTTATGCTCAAATACAATAATCGTCCTACTCGCGAAGCGATTGGGATTGACATCGAGTCTAGCACTAATCTAAGCGAAGAAGAGCATAAGCGCTCAATGGAACTGGTTCGCGAGCTTGTCGAACCAGAACCTTCTGATATGACTTGGTTGCTTGAAACAACCGAGGGATTCTGTCAAGAGCGCGCAGTCTATAATGCCATCATGGATAGTATCGCTATTCTTGATGGAAAAGATAAGAACAGAACAAAAAACTCACTACCAGAAATTCTTGCTGAAGCGTTGGGTGTATCGTTCGATAGTCATGTCGGTCACGATTTCATTGAAGACTTCGCTGAGCGATATGATTTCTATCATCGTAAGGAAGAAAAGATTCCGTTCGACCTTGAGTTGATGAATACTATCACTCGTGGTGGATTATCTCGTAAGTCTCTTAATATCATCCTTGCTGGCACTGGTGCTGGTAAAACTCTGATGATGTGTCATCTTGCTGCGGCTAATCTCACGCTTGGTAAAAACGTTCTGTATATCACTATGGAAATGGCTGAGGAAAAGATTGCTGAGCGTATCGACGCTAATCTACTGAACGTACCCCTTGAAGATCTAAGTCATCTTCCCAAGGAAATGTACGAGAGCAAGATTGCTCGTATGAAGTCAAAGACTGATGGTAAGCTTATCATCAAGGAATATCCAACTGCGTCTGCGCACGTAGGCCACTTTCGTCATCTGCTCAATGAACTTAATCTCAAGCGCAGTTTCGTTCCTGATATCGTGTATATCGACTATCTCAATATCTGTATGTCTTCGCGAATCAAAACCGGCTCTAACGTCAACAGCTATACCTATGTAAAGGCTATTGCAGAAGAGCTTCGTGGTCTTGCAGTCGAAAAGAACGTTCCTATCGTTTCTGCTACTCAGACAACGCGAACTGGATATTCATCAAGCGATCCTGGTCTTGAAGATACTTCTGAGTCTTTTGGTCTGCCTGCTACTGCTGACTTTATGATTGCGTTGGTTCGTACTGATGAACTTGATGAAGCTGGTCAAGTCATGGTAAAGCAGCTCAAGAATCGTTATGCTGATCCTGCTATCAACAAGAAATTCGTGCTTGGTATCGACAGAACTAAGATGCGTCTATTCGACACTGAGATTTCTGCTCAGGACGATCTAATCGACGATAGTCGTGGTGGTAAAACGAAACGCTCTGACTCAGTAATGGATAACACCAAGTTTGGTATGGAGGATCGTGAGCG